ATCGCCTATTACTTACGAAATGTATGGATTTCATAGTAATACAATTAGTATAGACGGTTGGTAAAATAAAAAATGGCCACTCCGAGGTGGCCATTTTTTGACTTGACAATAAATTGCTACTATGTTATAATAGTAGGGTATAAAGTATAGTTGTGGAATTATACTTGTTAATTTGAAAGGATAACGATGAATGTTAATCCAGATTTTATAACTAATATAATAGTAGGACTAGTTGTCGGACTAACTGCAGTCGCTATCGCCATACAGAAATTATCTAAAGGGTGGAAAGAGACTAATACCGAGAAATCTGTAATTACTATTATGCATGGGGAGCTAGAACGTATGGCTGCCCAAAATACAATACTTGCCGTAGAGTTGAACAAACTACAGTTAGAAGTTATTAAACTAACGAAAGAACTACATAAGCTTACAATAGAAAATCAGAAGCTTAACGACGAAATATGTTCTTTAACGTCCGAAGTAACTAAACTTCAGACAACTTTACGAGATAAAGAAAGCCATCAAGGAGAGTACTCAGATGTCGGCAAAACTTAATCTTAAGATTATTCAAGGCAGTACTTTCAGGCAAGTTCTTAGATGGGAATCTTCAACTAAAGTATATGTGCCTATAACAAATATTACAAAAGCTGCACCCGTAGTAATTACTGCCGTTGGTCACAATATTGCACCAGGCTGGAGAGCTAGAGTTACTAATGTTGCAGGAATGAAGGAAATTAACTGTGGAGATGATGAATATTATTTAGTGTCAGACGTGGACACAGATACTATTACTATCAATTCATTAAATAGTCTCGGATATACTGCGTATACTAGTAGTGGTGTTGTAGAATATAACTCTCCTATAAGTTTAGCAGGAAAAACTGCGCGAATGCAAATTCGCCCCAAACTAACCTCCACTACTATACTAGAAGAATTAACTACTGAAGATGGCGATATTATATTGAATAATACAGACCACACTATTACTATTCTTCTACCAGCGACTAAAACCGACGATTTTACATTTAAAACAGCAGTATATAGTTTAGAAATAATTGAAGGTACTGAAGTGACACAACTACTTACAGGTAATATAACTTTAGAAAAAGAAGTTACAAGACCTAATCCATAAACAAAGGGGCCGAAGCCCCTTTGTTATACTCTTACGAAATGGTGATCGGCATCTACTATACCGTCATTGGTAAATCGTTTTACTAATTTAAAGCCTAGAGATTCTACATATTTAATTACTTCATCTCTTAGGGGTGCTCCAACATTAAACTCTACTCTTTGTAGTTCTAAAATTAGATGCTTACATTTAGATAGTGTATGTTGAGCGCCTTTTAAAATATCCATTTCGGCACCCTGAGTATCAATCTTAATCATATCAGGTAACGGTAGCCCCTTCTCTCGAACTACTGTATCAAGAGTTTTGGCTATTTTTTTGCGCTTGTGTTCTTCAGTAAATACTAGTTCGCCAGGCCAAGTTAACTTACTGATATCTTCCTTATAGTATGAATTACCTCCAGGATGATAGTTATTTTGATAAAACTCTACTTCTTTGCCATCTTTATCACTAAGAACACCTAGATAATAGTTAAGATTTCTCTCTTTATAGAATTCTTCTGCTTCGTCCATGGCTTCAAACTGATAAATTTTTGCATTAGGCCAGATTTTTTCGGCTCTATCAGTCCAGTGTAATACACAAGATCCGATATCATAAATTATTTTTGGTTCTTCTCCTGAATTTTTCAGATCCCATAAGTATTGTTCATGGTCTCTAGGAAAAATATCAGAGTATTCTAACTCTTTAAATCTAGCAGTAATTGGATTAATAGGTTTAATATTAGTATTAACTTTATAAATCCAATCCCCATGATGATCACATACAATATTTGGATCCACATAAGTTTTAAATCCTAACGCTGCGGCTTTCTTACAGAAATATACATCTTCTGATAGCGTAAATGCATGGTCAATCGCAGATTTATATACAAAGTGTGGATATTCCATTGCACGTAGTACGTTAGAATTAATTAAAATACAACCAAATCCGCTAGCTTCTACTTCTACTAGATCTTTGCCTACTATTTCCTCATAGGGAGTATTTTTGCCGTTAGTATATACTTCTAAGGTATGTTGATCAGGTTTTCTCTGAATGTAGATACCAGCAACAATATCTTTATTATGGCCTAATAGTTTTACTAATGTATCTGGCGAAAAAGAAATATCACTATCTACACAAAACAGATAATCAAAATGCTTACCCCATTCTGCAATTAGATTTCTAATTTGATCTATCTGGTACCCATAAAAATATTGAAATTTAGTAATATATCCTTTAGGAACTACTAAATCATAAATAGCTTTATAAGTTTCTGGCTTAATTCCCATATTAGTAGGAATTGCAATTAAAATAGTTTTTGGTTGTGTTCCCAAAGTATTTAGTCCTTGTGTAATTACTTTTTTGTATACTTCTGTTTCCACTTCTAAAGTTCCTGGCAATACTATATTAGGATCTATAGTTGTCTGAGCCCATTTAGTATAATGATCCATATTAGTAATTAAATAATTAGTTTTATTTAATTTTAATTGACGATCAAATATTAAATTATCTCCATAGTATACTTTTAAATCGGCTGGAATATCTACCCAATTATTTTTATGTAAAAACATGAGAGAACCAAAACCGAAAGTATGCTGACCTTGCCAAGGAATAATTTGAATAGATTTATCTGTGATTGGCGGTTGATTCCAATTTTCTGTTTCTCCTGGACATAAACCACTTACGCCCGCTTCCGGTACTACAAAGTCATATACTTTCTCAAATACTTTAGTGTCAAACTCAATATCATCATTTGCAATGCAGAGTTTATTGAATTTGGCTCTACTTACTCCATAATTCCATGCTGGATTAACATAGATGTTTTTATCAAAATTAAACATCTTAATCTTATCGTGATATTTAATTGGTAGTGTATTTGCGGGATCATTATTGATAATAAGAATCTCACCAACTAAGTCAGTATTAGCTAATTTAGATACAAAGTCAGGAAACTTAGCATATTTCCACATTGTGGGAATAATAACAGAGAATTTTTCTTTATCGCTTTTTCCTAGAATTCTATTAGCGTTTTTGGTTTGCTCGTCTCCATTAATCTTATAATCATTATTAGGATTAAGATCATTATAGTTATATACAATATCTGATACAACTTTAATCTTGTTTGGATCTGCACTTTCTAATGCAGTATAAAAAACAGCGCAATCTCCGCCAGCACGATACCACTTACCATTTTCATCTAAGAATGGTGTATCCTCCACTTTATTAATTAGATTAGCTTTAAAAGTACGCAGATGCGTATAAGGCATGTTCCAATTAAATAAGTGTTGTCTATAGGATTTATTTTGTTTTACTTCCTCTGGATATGGTTGTGCAATAAGCGGAACTTTATCCACCATAGACCAGCAAGATCCATATGAAAATTCTGTAGTACCGTCATAAAGATTATTGTAGTATGCAAAGATTTGATTATCATGCACTAATGCATCATCGCCATCTAAGAGCATAACAATATCGTCATCTTTAGAGTATTTACGAATTGCATCAATTTGGTTCTTTACTGCACCTACATTAACATCATTATGAATGATTGTTAAGTTAGGATGTTTAGAGAAGAAATCAAGAATTTGTTTAGTTCTATCAGTAGAAGCATCATTAATGATAACCATCTGATAATTATCATAATCTTGAGAAAGTACAGATTGAATACAACGAGCAATATATTGTTCTGAGTTGTATACTGGAGTAATTACTAGAATACGTTGTTGCGGATTAGTGGGAAGAATATAGTTATCTTCAAAGTTACTAAATCTGCGACCAAATACTTTCTTGATGCGATTGTTGATTCTAGATACTTTTCTAAAATCTTCAGCCGATAGGAATAACCCAAATAGTTTAAAGAAATGTTGTTTCCATTGTAGCGCCACGGTGTCCCAAGTACAAACATCTTTTACTAGATTACACGCATAAGTTTTTTGCTGGTGTAGATATTTATCTTTCATAGCTTGAATAGCCATTTGAGAATAAAGCTCTACTTGCCGTTCTGAGTTAATATTTGGAAATAGACCATTAGGCTCAATTGGATAGTCAATTAAATAACTAGCCATATCAACTGCAGTCTCTTCCATAGCACCGAAACGACACGCTACAAGAGGTACATTATATGTTAAAGCCTCGAGTGAAGAAATTCCGAAAGTCTCCGGAAAAGCACCAGGGTGTAGCATATAGGATGCTTTAGATAAAATTTCAGCAATTTCATTTTGCTTAATAATTCCCGTAAATTCCACATCTAAAGATTTATACTTTGGATCAGCAACTAAATTGCGCCAATCTTGTTCTTGTTTATCTGGCTCAGCATTTTCTCTAAAACGGTAATAGCCTCCGATAACTTTAAGTTTAGCTTGTGGAATAACTGCTTTAATTTTAGGCCAAATTTTAGTAACTAATGGAATCATGCCTTTAGTTACAGATGCATTGTACACGCATAGAAATGGATCTTTAGCAGAAATGTCAATTTCTTTAAAGTAATTAACTACACCATTTCTAGTTTGAAATACTTTATGTTTTAGTACTTCAAAGTTACGTCTGGATCCGTGGTCACAGGTAGTTACATAAGAAGTATGGAAATCAGATAGTGTAAAAATCTCGCTAATATCTCCACTTAGTAGCATAGACTCTAGAAGTTCATCGCCTCGACAAAAAGTATCGTGCATCCATACTGCTCTGAATTTAGAATTTTCTTTAATTTTTTCAAAACGTTCAGGCTTCAGATCCTGAAAGAAGTGCCACGTTTGTTTTGGCAAAAATGGAATAACAGTACGTGAGGATATTACTATATCAAAATTATAGTCTTTATTAGTATCTAGTTTTGATATATCAATATACTTCACATTATCATAGGTACCTTCTGCAGCCTCTCTATCAATACAGTTATTGAATACTGTAACGTCAAAACCAAGAGCAGCAAGCTCTTTAGACATGAGAATAATAGCAGATTCTGAACCTCCAAGGCCTCTTTTAGATAGAGTGTTGCCGTCGTAGGTTAGACCAATGATATCAATAAGTGCAATCGAAAGCATAAATATTTGTTTTCCTTTTGTTAGTTGAAGTATTTATATTATATAATAGATTTAAAATTTTGTCAAGTATATTTTTTGTATACTATACTTTCCAAGCATTGTTTAGTATGGGATAATTTTGCTTAAATTAAAGGATTGAAATGACTAAAGAATATATTACGATAGTCACACCAGAATCCGATACTATAGTAACTGTTCAAGATAATTCATCGTTGGTAATTACCAACGATACTACGCAAACTATTGTAACTGGACAGCTTGGTCCTAGAGGTTTTACAGGATCTAGGGGTGCTGGATATACTGGATCTGCTGGGTATATTGGAGCAGATGGTTATACTGGAAGTATTGGGTATACAGGATCACAAGGGGCAGGCTATACAGGATCTGCCTCTACAACTATTGGATTTACAGGATCTATTGGATTTACAGGATCTCAAGGTGCGGGGTATACGGGATCTGCTGGATATATTGGTGCAGATGGGTATACTGGAAGCATTGGATATACTGGATCAATAGGTACACAGGGTACACAAGGTACTACAGGCTATACCGGTTCTAAAGGCGATTTAGGTACTACAGGGTATACAGGATCACAAGGTAATATAGGTACTACTGGGTATACTGGATCACAAGGTAATATAGGTACTACGGGCTATACCGGTTCTAAAGGCGATTTAGGTACTACTGGGTACACAGGATCACAAGGTATACAAGGTACTACTGGATATGCCGGATCTAAAGGTGATTTAGGTACTACTGGGTATACTGGATCACAAGGTAATATAGGTACTACGGGCTATACCGGTTCTAAAGGCGATTTAGGTACTA